TCAACGTCTTTGATGTTATAGTCGATGAATGTTTGAAAGTCATGCTTGTATAACTGGTGAAGATTCTCAAACTCACTGTAATCTAATTTGCGTTCACCAAGTTCCACGTAAGCAATATGATCGAGGCGGAAACTTTCCTGCTGAGTATAAGTAAACTTTTTATACAATTCGAGATAGTCTAGAATTGAGATTCCAACTAGATCGAATGCAGTCTGCTGTTTGTTATGGATAGTAGTCGTCCGTTCACTCACGAATCTCCAAGGCGACAATCGTTCTGCAGACTTCTCACTCAATACTTTAGAGATTCGATTATAGAGATACGGAACATCGAAGAACTGTACGTTCCAGCCTGTGATAATATCGGGGGATTTCTTTTCCCAAAGATCTAGGAAGTTTAGAATCAGATCACGCTCATCGTCACATTTAATATATTCAACATCATTCCGTGTGTTATGATAATCTCCACAACCAAGCACGTAGTATCGACTACGCATCTTAAATGTTATAGCAGTGATAGGTTCGTTCGCAAGAGATGGTTCTGGAAATCCATTCTCAGATCCAACCTCGATGTCGATGTTTGCTATACGAAGTAAACTGGAATCGAAATTAACACCGTCCGGAAATTGTTCATTGATGTATGCGTATGCATAGTTTGTCGTTCCATAGAATTCAAAGTTAGGAACATCTGCATACTTGTCAGTGAACTCTCTAGCCGCTCGCATCGAATCCAATTCTTTAGGGCGAACGTTTCTTCCATCAAGAGTTGTCCAACCAGTCTCTTGATCCGTAGGTAAATAGAACGTGGGGCAATACGGAACTTTCCTTGCGTACTTTCTTCCGTCATTGTATCCTATTTCTAGGATGTTGTTGCCCCGTCTTGTGAAGTGCGTGTAAAATCTTGTCATAGTAAATCTTTGAGTCTGGAGTTATGATATTACCAAACATCTGATTATACTGTGTTTCTATCTGTTTGTCAACTGTTACCGCATAGACAACGTGACTTTTGTTGATTTCGACCACATCTTGTTTTGAAAATAGAACAAGATGTTGGAGTGATAGTTGGGGTGCGCCATTTTCACCAGCGGCTAACCCAATAAGACAAGGATTTTTCAAAGTATAGATATCATTCGATTCCTCAATAATATCTCCCAAAATATCTTCACCGTTCAATATGTGAAACAACTTGATATCAGCCATAATATTTCTCCTTAATGGTGTGGCGTTTTTAACGTTCTTACTGACGAACAGGGAACGCCACGGAAACCCTTATGTCTTAGATCAAAGGCATATAGCTAGTAGACATTTGTGCTTCGACCATAAGTTCTGGATACATTAAAGGTCCAGCAAGGCCTAACAAACATGCGCCAATAACTAATACCGCAAGTGCGTAATTTCTAATTTTAACAATCATGAAATCACCACCAACGTGATCATAAGAGGAGCAACTAATAATGCTGTCGCAAGAGTATATACCGCTTGCGCTTCTTCACTATACAATACTTTCATTACTCCTCCTTTGTAGATACTTCGTAACCAGCAGCCTTCCACTCCGCAATAGTGCGGCACTTCATTTTTTTATGCGGAAGACCAGCAGGTCCACGTACTTCTACTTTTGCACAAAACTTACCGGCATCATTTACCTTAGCAGTATATGATTGCTCTTCAGCCTGTACAGATTGTGCTGCTAAAGTTGCAGCAAAGATTACACCGCTACATGCGGCTAAAATTTCTTTTTTCATTTCAGTGTCCTTAGTGAGATTGAATTTCTATCTTTCTCGGACGCTGTTCTTCGGGCAGTTCAACTCTCAATTTAATGACTAGTAAACCGTTGACGAATTCAGCTCCATCAACGACAACATGGTCAGCGAGTCTAAATGTTTCCACGAACTTTTTAGTGGTGATTCCTTTGTGAAGGTAGGTTTTACCCGTTTCTTCTTCAGGATTACCACGAATGATCAGGACACCGGGCTTTGACTCGATCTCTAGATCCTTTTTCTTATAACCACCAAGTGCGAATTCCATGGCGTATTCTTCATCACTATACTTTACAATATTGTGACGAGGAAAACCCTTTTCGTTTGCGCCAATGGCAGTTAGTTTTTCGATCTCATCCCATACGTGGTCGAAACCAATGAAACGAGAATGTGGAAATGAAAACACTTTGCTACGTGTATTAACCATAATGGTCTCCTTATCTTTAAGCGAGAATGTTGTCTACCGATCAGGCCTTTCCTGCATCGGCGCATTTATTTATAACACATTTTTACCGAATTGTCAATTATTTTCTAGATTATTTTCTAGCCAATCTTCAGCCGTCGTACCTTCAGTTTCGGTTGTGGCTTCACGATAATAAATGATGAGTTCTTTTTGTTGCCTCACATAACGGCGAACCTCTTGGAAGTTCTCTGCCATTTTTTCATAACCATCGGGAGTAAGTGCGAACACTACGAAGTTACCGTCAAGGATCTTTTCAATCTCCTTGATTTTTTCTTGTAGGTTCTCTTCGGTAATGACAAAGAAGTTTACATTGAGGAGATCAATCTCCGCTGGCAGCGGCGGTTGATAGATCCGCAGAGGGACTTTCTCCGTCACTGTCACTATCTGTGGTTCTGGTGGGATCACTATCTCCTCCGATCCCCACTCCAGTCGTGGCATCCACTGGCAACCCTGAAGTAGCAGGGTCGTTATCATCAGCGTCCATAAGTTCTTTTGTATCATCTTCTAGCATCCTAAACACTTTCTCAGTGCCATTGTTAATTCGTTTCTCGATCATGCCTGGTTTAGCACGAGCAAGACGTGTCAAGTTGTGATCTTTAAAGATCTTCATATAGTTTGCTTTGTCTTTTGCCAGTTCATTATTTTTGGCAGTCAAGGCAGACATTGCCGCTTCGGACTTTTTTGCGTTTTCCTCAGCCGCACGAAGAGATTCCTGCGCAGTCCTCACAGCAATTTCCATCTGAACTTGATTTTCTTTGAGTGTGCGATTATTTGCTTCGAGTTTACTCATTGCAGCTTCATACTTCGCAACTGTCGTTTGATAGTGCATATATCCACCACCAATTGTGCCCACAATCGCAAAAATCATTATCAATTTAAAGTACATATTATTCTACTCGTTTTTTAGATCCTATGCTATATTTGGTGATCAGTTCCCATTCAGATCGCTCACCATAAGGAAGAATCTTGATCTGCGAAAGTGGACATAAAGGTTGTTCAGACATTGCTGGGTTTACAATTTCAATCAAACCCCACTCCGATAATAATCGAGAAATAGAATTTCTTCTGCCTTTATCGTTATCTTCAAAGTTTGTCGGCTTACCATCTAATGCAAAAAGCTCCTTAAAGTGGACAATATAATATTTACCTCTCTTATGAAGAATATGACAAGACTGATAGAGTTTTTTGTCTTTCCTAGAAGCAACACCAATTCTCTGTAGAGTTTCTCTAACTTTTAAAAAATCATCCGGATTCTTGAGGCGAACCTCCAACAATGTATCTACGTTCACATCCATTATAGTAATAACTCCCCATGACGGTCACCCGCCCTTATCTGCTTTTTTTCTTATTTGTTTTAGTTGTTCTTCACTTAGAACATTAAGTGCCTCTTTTGCTTTAGCTTTGCTGTAACCGAACATTTCAGATATTAGCAATATATCATCTGAGATTTCTTCTTTATACCACTTACTAAATCTCTTGCGAGGTCTTATACTATTTAGCAAATATAAGAATTGCGCTTTCTTGGGGAGAGCGTGATATCGATTCATTTCGTTTGCATAGAATATCGAATCGGGGAAATAAGATAATCCACGGTTAGTCAGAAATGGCTCATACGCTTTCTCCGCCAATTCATCATTAGCGGAGTCATGCATAAGATTTTCTTTTGTTGAGTTAATTGCCTTCAGATAATCAAACGGTTTCATTTTACAGTGATATGCTCATAATATTTTGTTTCAAGAAGTTCACGATTCTTTAGATGCTGATCTTCAATGTCATCTTTTGACTGGCCATAATACTCTACTGCGAGGTGTTTGTCAATCATTAATTGATTCACAGAACACTGTCGGTCCGTTTCAGGATCGTATACAATGAACTCACCAAGAATACGACCAAACTTACCTGTCGCATCTTTGTGCGTCTTGAGCGTGCCTTCTTTACCCAGCATTGCTTTTAGGAATTCCTTAGCCGCAAGTCCAAATCGCTTTTCCTCTTTATCACGAGTACGGGACTCAGGAGTATCAATACCATACAACCTAACACGCTGGTTACTGAGAATAACATCAAAACCAAGATCAATGTCAATGTCCACTGTATCGCCATCCACCACCTTTTTAATTTTACACCTATATTCATACATATTATTTTCCTTGATTAAAATCTAAAACTGTTTGTCCACCACCCTTGGTTATCGCATCCCACTCTTGTGGTGAGACATCATCAATTGAATGATGAAAGGGTGCTGGATTATTTAGATAATCATTTAAAACTTTGGGCTTGTTATTTTGTTCTTCATCGTGTACATACAATTGAATCAACGTATAATGCAAAACTTTCATTAAGTCTTTTCGCCATTCAGCAGGCGTCTCACCTTTCTTTCCGTATCGTTTCAGATACTTTTTAGCATTACCGATACAAAATCCTGTCCCGTGACCATCATCAATAATGTCCTCGGTCGCTTGAATCTTGCCTCCAGCATAATGTTGATCGTATGTTGAGTTTACATAATTAGCAAACTCTTCAATTAGTTCACCTTCATTGAACTTATAGTTCGGTGTAATATCACATGGTTTCATAATATGATTCCTATTGCCATCTGTAGAATTTATGTTGACCGATTTGACCAACCGATTGCATACCTCTATCATTTACCCAGTCGGGTGTTACATATGTCGCATGATAATGTGTTGACCCTTCAGTTATACCACGAAAGTCCTCATTTGTCAAGGACTTTTCGGCTACCATCCTCGCTTTAATCCAAGCATGTTCCTCAAAGGGTTCATCATCCAATCCATCACAATACCAACTAAACTGACAAGCATTTTTAACTGGTACAACGTTGCCTTTCCAGTTTACTCTGGTCTTAGCCTGCTTAACTACATCACACACTGTGTCTGGAAAACGCCCACTCTCAATACGATTTAATACCACATCCGCAACTGCAATCTGTCCAGCAAAATTATCAGATCTTGCTTCATGATATATGTTGAGTGCTAAACATTCAACATCATCAGCACTAACTTCGGGTTCAATCTGTACTGTAAATACCTCTCTTTCAAATACGTTAGGTTCCTCAATTTTCTGTTCTTCAACCTCCTGTTCAATAACAGGTTCTTGTCTATCATTCTTAAGATACCACAACGCACCTACAGCAACAACTATCCATAATCCTAAAGGTAATACCCACAACATAGGACCAAGATATTTTTTCATTTGAAGGCTTCCTCAGGTGTTCTTCGGTTTCCGTGTTTATCGATGAAATAAACTCTTCCGTCATCTAAAACATGAATTTCTTTACACCCAAGAAGCTCAATGATTTCGTCACCTATTGCAGAAGCACCTTTGTATTTGCCCCAAAAATAAGTGGCTAACATACATGCTAAAGTTAATAAAGTTTGATAGATGGGATCCATCGCTTTCTCCTTATTTAAACTCGCAATCATGCATAACTTCTGTTAAGAAGGATACTATATTTATCTCCTGGTCGGAAACAAAAGCTGCTTGATATTGATATCTCCCCAAATGGATAATCATTTGTGGAATTGACGTAGGATCTAATATAGAGTCCATAGCGTCAAAAATTTGCCTAAACAAAGAAGTAGGATCTTTATCTAGATTTTCTGCTACCCACTTTCTCATGGCAGGAAAGTTTTTATCTTTCATCAAAGATACTAATGTGTCCAGCGATACGTTTTCTACAACAGATAAGATTCCAGTGTCGATCTTTCCGGTAGCAGAATATCTCTGAAGTTCATTTAGTGTTCTTCGAAAATCGGGAAAATATTTGAGAATGAATTTGACTAGAACTTTGTCTTCAGCCTCAACTCCTTCTTTCTTTAGAATTTCCTTGACCCGAGTAAAGAACTTTGATGCCAATTCTTTATCAGACTTGTTGATGTCGAAATTGATTACTGAGCATCTACTATGAATAGGCTCAATAATTCGATTGACAAAATTACAAGTCAAAATGAATCCACAGTTCTGCGAGAACTCTTCGATGAAGTTTCGAAGAGCAGGCTGTGTTGATTGTGGGTTTAGATAATCTGCTTCATCTAGAATGACGTATTTACGACCACCTTTGATTGAGGTAGTAGAAGCAAAAGATTGAATCTCGTTCCTCAAAGTGTCAATGTTTCTATCAAGAGATCCATTGATAACTAGATAAGAACATCCAAGATCTTCTAGCATTGCTTTTGCAGCAGAAGTTTTACCTACACCAGCTCGACCAGAAAGAATCATATTAGGCACATTTTCTGAGCGCACAAACTCAGAAAAGGTACTCTTCAATTCTTCCGGAAGAATGATGTCACTGACAGTTTTGGGTCGATATTTCTCGACCCACAAAACATCCTCTAACATTACTCACTCCAATCATTCTGAATATGTTGAACCCGTTTCCATTGCAATCCAATATTGAATGTCGAATCCAGTTGACATTTTATCAGAATTTTTAAAGTGTGTCAACTCACCCATTGTGATACTCACATCATAGGTGTTTGGGATGATCTTGAAACTGTCATAAGAGAATACGCTAACGAATTCTGCAGAAGTTTCTCCAACATCAATCCAATAAACATCCGAATCTGGATTTCGAACATCCAGTGCTGCAATGGAAATCTTATCACGATTGCCACGAAAGACAATGTTGGGAAGACCCAGTACACCACCAAGAC